CAAGGATTTTAGATAAGAAACAAACACCAGATTTGATGCTTTAGAGGGCAAATTAAACGAAATGGAAGCAATTAATGGAAATTGGCGCACCCTGAGGGACTCGAACCCCCGACCAACTGATTCTAAGTTAGAATAAGTCCTTTTTAGTATATTTTAAACTTTATTAAAACTTCTAATTTTACACATTTTATAAAAAATATATTTTATACAGTTTTGAATTTTTGGGGACATTTTTTACAATTCTGTCCCCAACCTGTCCCCAATTTACATTTGCTCATCAGAAAGTAGCTTTAACATTTCATTTATGAGAAATTCTATGTTTTCTAAATCTAATTTCTTATCTTTAGAGCAGTGGATATTTTCAATTTTTTATAAATAGTTCTAGACATAAAAAAAGACTAGGGATTAGCCCTAGTCTATTTCTTTTTGTATTATATTTAATTCTTTAACAAAACTTTCGATTAGCATTCTCAATTCTTCTTCAGATATATTAAACCTTTTTAAAATATAATTTTCTACGTATGCCCTTCTCTTTTCTCCTGTTGGGTCATTTTTCTTGAACAACTGCTCTGCTGCCCATACTGCATTTTGGATTGTTTTTTCAAGTTTGTATTTCTTTACTAGCTTATACAACATAGGAAGTGCAACAATTACAAATAGTCTAATCAAAAATTCAGCTATCAATAAAATCACTTCTCTATTCATTATCTAAACCTCCTCTTCTCTATTGTTTAATATTTCTCTAACTATCTCTAAGACTACTTCCGATATTTTGATACCGCCTAATGTTAAAACTTCTTTACCAAAGAACTCAAACCAATTTTCTACTAAAGTATCAGGTACCATCCCTGTCTTTAAATAAATGTAAATCATAACTATTGTAAACAGTAATGTTAGTAAAATTACTGATATTACTATCTTCTTTGAAAACCTAACCACTTTACTTAACACAGTTAGTTTGTCTAGTACCTTATTCATTCTATCTACCCCTAGTCTTTAATAATGACTGTTTTGGTGGTGTTGTTCCAATCGATATTTTTAAGTCCAAGTGCTGCTGCTACTTGCCTTATAGGATATGGCTTGCCATCTACATATACATAATTAGTACCATTTCTGTAATATCCTTCTACAACTCTTGTCTTGCCATTGATACTTATTTTTACTGTTTTTTCCTTTGTATCAGCTTTTACATTCATGTTAAAGAATCTAAATATTCCATTTGCTATTGTTTTAGCAAAATCGTCTTGTCTTTTTAATTGCAATTCATTATCTTGTTTATTACTAATAAATCCTAATTCTGGAAGGATAGCTGGAGCTTTAGTCTTAGCTAAAACAGTAAAATTCGCTTCCTTGTCCAAATCCCCATCAGAAAGATCTTTTCTGAAAGGAACATTAGGAAATTCTTTTATTAACTCTTCTCCTACATATGTGGCTAATATATCAGCTTTGGTTTGCCCTTTAGAAGTCCAGATTTCTAAACCTCTTGCAGATGGATTAGTAAAGGAATTTGTATGAATACTAATAAAGGCATCAGCATTAGCTTTATTAGAAACATTTGCTCGTTCAGTAAGGCTTAAATACTTATCAGTAGTCCTAGTATAAACCACTTTAATTCCATTTTCTTCAAGTATTTTGCCTAGTTTTAAAGATATAGCTAAAGTAATATCTTTTTCTTTAAGTCCATTGGCCACAGCTCCAGGATCCTTCCCTCCATGGCCTGGGTCAATACAAACTACTTTACTCATCTTCTCACCTCCTACTTAAACAGTCCCTGCTGGACTGCATAAAAAAAGAAAGCTACAAAGCTTCCTACGAGTAAACCTATAAACCACTTCATTGTTTTATTCAGCTGTTCCAATTGTTGAATTAGATTATTAAGTCTTTCCTCCAGCCGACCAGATGTCAATTCTATTCTATCTAGTCTTTCTGAATGACTATTTAGTCTTTTTTCATGTATATCTAATCTATAGTCTATTTGTCTGTGTCTTTCGTCGCAAATTGATTTTTCCATACCTTGTCCCCCTATCATACATAAAATATGTGCATGTAAAAACTTCCACACCCTTGCGAATATTCATATTCATTTTCAAATTTAAGTTCCCAGGTAGTATCATCAATAACTTGTATAGATTTTAAAAAAACTCTTCCATTCCAAACATTAAATTTTCCTGTCCATGGCGGTCTAGCATATGCATTCACATATAGATAATTTAATATTACAGCTTTTCTCCCCGCTGGTACCGAAATGTCTACATATTTAGTTCCATACGCAGGTATTTCTCCAAGTACGACATCAACACTTTCACCGTCAGAATTATTCAAGTAAAGGTGTTGATACTTAAGGTCCAAAGTTCCTACAACTCCTCCAACTACTTCCCCAAACTTTATCTTATCGGCTGACATATTTTCTATTTCTACAGCAACTACTCCTCCTCCATTGTGATAACCCTTCGGAATATAAATATACTCGTGATGTTTTGTTAACAGTTGAGCCCATAACCCTACATTCGGCATTGTTCCAGGTTTTACACCCTCTTCTGTTCCTATAGTGTATCCTTCAAGTACATGTTCAGGTTGTGCTGTTCCATACTCCCCCCCTTCACCCTGCAAGATAAAATTTCCTGTATTCGAATTGTAGCGTATTGTATATATACTACCAGCGCGTAAAGCTCCCGAAGCTAAGTCATTACCATTAGGCTTTTTGATCGGCCTTGCTCCCAGCCCATTAACATTTATTGTCACAGCCCCAGTGTTTTCAGTAATGTTTTTAAAAGCGAAACATAAACCATCGTAATAGCTGCCCGGCGCTGGGTTTAATGTTATAGTTTTTGCGTTTATTCCTGTTGCCGTGCCGTACCCCGGAGCACGGTTGTACTCTCCCAGTATTCTTATGTTTTCTTCTATCCGATTAAAATCGGCTACTCCAGGCACCGTCTGCCCAGCTTGCCCCCACGTGGTTTTAGGTTGTTGCCATGCCATATTTATGTCCCCCTCCTTCCAGTAAGCCTTGCTGACAGGTAACCCTGCCAGTTTATTTCTTGTCTAATAACATGATAGTCCTTGCCTTTCACCGTCACCCTGTCGCCCAACAACAGCGCTGGGTTCCCCCGCCACTCAATCTCTATATCCCTTCGCGGCTCTTTGACTGATGCCAACAGCGTATCCGCTATTGCTTGAGCCTGAGATAGTGTCTGCACAAGCGGGTTAGAGGGAAATTCAAAGGTCAGGACACCGTTCTCCAGTATTGACGCTTCATCCCGGGCAATAGCCCTTTCCTTATTCTGAATGGTCAAGGGCTTGCCTTCAATCACAAGCATTACCTGCTGGTCTGTTGAATTCGTGTTTCTGATTGATACCGAAGCACCCCAGCCGTAGTAATCCACCCCAATAATGCTCACCCCGGCAGGGGGATTATCCAAAGAAGCCGTTGCTTCTATTATCGGCGTTTTGTTGTAGAAAGCGGTAATGGCCTTTGTTGTGCTTGCCGGTATCGTTATCGGCTCATTGCTCCTGTAGACTTCCTCTGGTGAACTTGCAGGCCGTAATGGCTGCGTATCAACTATAATTTCATTCGCTACCTGGTCCTGCCGTGACGGAGCTCTCAAAGGCGGAAAGTAGTCATCCTCTGTGATTTCTAATACTGACTCATCGCCTGTGATGAGAAAGCTCTCTATCTGGATTTTTCCTTCTCTATTCGCAAATGCCGCCGCAAGTCCTGCTTCGGCTATGCGTCTGAGAGCCTCCCGGTGCGACACTGGATTAAACCAGGCATAAGGTACAATGATGTTTTGCAGGGCCGTGTCTATGATGTACTGGTCACTTGTAAGTCCCGCATCCTGCAGCACTAATTCCGCAAGTTCATACAAGCTCTTGTTTGTCAACACCTGACTTGTCTGATATGTGCCTTTCCGTAGCAATTCCATCCTATCCCTTGCCGTTACGGTAGCCTCCAAGGTATCATCCGGGCTGTCCCAATCCAAAGACCAAAACGTGCCAAGAGGTACCCATTCTTGTCTGAACTTCACTTCATGCCATGTCGCCATAGCATCATTCCTCCGATTCTTCTTGTTCTAGTCTTGCTTGAAGCTCTCCTTGATACGGTATTGGCGCTTGCTCAATTGTCATATGACCAGCTTTGATTCGTGCTATCAAAGCATTGAGTAGTATTTCATTCATGCTCTACACCTCCGTCAACTCTATTGATGGTACTCCATCTGCTACCGCTATGTGCCACTTATAAAATTTCTCCGTGACCGAATCTTTGATGACATAACGGCTGTCGTAATACTCAATTTCCGTCTCACCTTCCGTGCTCTCCCTGTCATACTCGTATGTGAAAAATACAATATCGCCATCCTTGAGGTCAGGATGTGTAAAAGACAGCTTATCACTAGCAATAACCGCCTTACTAGCATCAAGAATAGTCTCCAGTCCAGTCTCATAATCTATCTTGCTAATTTTCTCAATAGACTTAATAGGCAAGTCCTGATGCAGTACGGTTATTCCATCACTATACAGCCCAACATCTGCCACAATATTTTCTACATACACCGTCCCGCTCGGATAGCTCAATAAAGTGCCACTTACTTGCACGGGTATCTCCACTGGTTCAGCTAATTGATAAGTTAGTGTAACCGCTAAAGCTGTAATCGTATCACCTTTGACACCTACTTGTTGAGTGCCATCTGCAAAGTAAGCAACAAATTGTCCTCCTGTTGCCATATCTGCATAATTAATTATTGTACCACTTGCTATATTTGTTTTTGTGCCTATTCGTTTTATTAACTTTTTATCAGTTAGACGAATTTCATCTTTAGTACCATTAGGAAGGGAACGTAACTCTAGGGTTTCTCCAGTTTCGGGGTCTTTGGCTGTGATGTAAGCTACAGATTCTTTATAGGGCTCATATTCGGTTGCTGTATCGCCTTCTTCGATCTGGAAAGTATCAAGGTCGATATAACTTGCATAATTGTCGCTAAAACCGTTTGTACTTCTAAATGCTATACAATCAATAGACTTATCTTGCGGTGTGATTATTGTTTCTGTTTGCCATTGACTACTTCTAATGTCTACAGATGCATACGAACCATCTGTATATATTATACGAAGTGATGCATCCCAACCGCTTCCAATATCATAAGTTCCCCTCATGTCAAACTTAAAAACATAAGAAGTATTAGGTTTAAACTTAATTCCTAAATCAACCAAATTATGAGTATTATTAGCTTTAATTTTAAGAACATTTGGTCTGCCATCTATTTGCACTTTAGTAAGTTCTAATCGAGAAGGTATATTATATTTAGCGAAGTTGATATTCTTGTTGAATAGATTTTTTCCAACTGACTTAGCCCGAATACTGCTAACTGTAGATTTAGTGCCTTCAAACCAGTTGGCGAACATTTTGTCTAATTCTTCTTTTGTTTTGTTCTCTAATCCATGCGCTGTCAAATCTATTGCCATAACTTCTTTGATTTCCATTACCTTGCCATTAGCGGTGTTTGCATCAGGATATAAGTGCACAAGTCGTATATCGAATTGCAATCCATTATTTGCCTCATCTACCGTCCAAATGCCACTTAATACATACCAGTTATTAGCTACAGGGGAAACTTGAACAGCTACGACTGTTCCATTAATGCCTGCTCTTATTGACATATTCGTGCATTGACTATTTGTTACTCGCATAATTGCTCTCATATAATATTTTTTACCAGTTACAAATTTGTGATTAGGATTCTGCTGTACTGCAAAAGGAGAATTCCCTGAACCATCTCCCGTAATGCTCAAAATATTACCTGTTACAGATGAAGTAGCATATGTTCGTAACCAATCAGTAGTGCCATTGGCAAAATTACCATTTCTAACAATATTAGTCGCAGTCAACCCACGTAGAGTTACACTAATTTGCCCGTTCGCAGCATTTTTAGGCAAGGATAATATCCCATAACCGGATACACTTTGCTTTGCCTCCTGGTCAGGGTTCAGATTAGTCAAAGCTTTGCTTATATCTGATATGTTTTTTTCTACATTTATAACTTTTACCCGGGTTTCATCTATTCTCTGATTTATTTCTACCGCGACTTGATTTGTATAATTATTA